GTTCTCCTGGAGCTTCCCGCTGTCCCCGCTGACGAAGACGTTGTTCTGCGTGCCCATGATGCCGGTGAGCTGAACGGTGTAGCGATGACGCATGAGCGCGTTCATCACCATCACGTTCGCGTCCACCCCAGCGTCCTGCTGCAGCACATCGAACATGTACTGCAGACGCTCGAGGCTCAGGTCAGCACTCGGCAGCCCACGGTCACCAGCAGGCAGACCGCCCGCAGCGGCGAGCCCGTGCGTCACGATGGTGCTCTGCAGGATGTCTGCGGTGCCCGTCGCCGTGGTGCGATCCACGCCGAAGTGAGTCGGCTCGCAGAGGTTGCCGAAGAGCCCGTTGGGCTGGTTGACGATGACGTTCTGCGGGCCTGCGGTGCCGGGGCCTGCCCATACGGCTGGATCCTGACCGAACAGCCCCGAGGTGAGCGGGGCGTTAGCCCGCGCGTCGCTGATGCGGACGCCGATGGCCGCGTCGTTGAGCACCGTGGTGAGGTCGAAGTTCTGCGCGCCACCGGAGTCATCACCGTACCGAAGTGTGATGGTCGGGTTGGTGCGGTTGTCGTTGAAGGCCGTCACCATCACGTTGTCGCTGGCCCCGAACCAGTTGACCGTCGCGTAGGTGTCGAGGTTGATCAGATCGACCTTGATCCAGGTGGCGGTATTCGCGGCCACGACCGCCTGCCCGGTACGGGTGCCGTCGAAGTAGCTGAAGTCGCCCTGGTACTGCCAGACCTGCGCGACGGAGAAGCTACCGATAACGGTGGCATCCTGCACCGCCGCCGGTGTCGCCGTGCCAGCCTGGCGCTGGTTGAGCAGCCCCTTGACGTTGCCGCCGAAGACCCCCATGTAGTTCTCGTTATTGGCGATGTCGCGCACGAGGCGGTCCATCTCCTCGTTCATGACGCCAGCGAAGGCACCAACGCCGCCCTTGGTCGCGGTGTCCATGGCCTGACCACTGACCTGGAAACGACCGTAGGAGTTGCGACTGAAGACGCGCAGGTCGGCATAGCCCTGCTGCCCAGCGAGAGGCAAAAGGGCCGGCGACTCACCGATGAAGCCAACGCCCGTGTTGCGTGCGGTATGCACCGGGATGACCATCTCGGAACCAGACCAACCCTTGCTCTTCTTCTGGAAGTACTCGCGCATCCAGACGCGCTCGTTCAACTGGTTGGCAATCGGGCCCTGGTAAAACTCTTTAAGGAGCGGCCCGAAGGACGCTAGACCGGAGACTATTGTGGCGGGCATGAGCCCCTCCTGTGGGACAGATGGTTAGAGCGACATACGTTCCTTTATCGCTTCGGCAAACGCCGCCGTAGCCTCAGCCACGGTGCGCGGGCGGTCGCCCTCGGCATGTGGGGCCGGCGCAGGCGCGGCAGAGCCGGGGCGGCGGAAGGCCCTCGCCTCCGTTGCCGCCTTCTCCGCTTCCGCCAGTTGCGCCTTGAGCGCCTCCACTTCCTTCTGGGCTTCCGACGTATATCGACTCCGCATCTCCTCACGACCAGACTGGATGTGAGAAGCCACGGCGGCGACATCCACCGTGCCGTCCGCTGCGACGGCCTGCCAAAGCTCCTGCCTCTTGACCTCCGGGTACTTCTCCACGGCCGCTGCAATCTCAGCGTCGAGTTCATTCGAGACGAGCTGCTCTGTGCGCTGCTGCTGCCACGACCTCACCGAGTCGAGTTCCGCCTTGAGGGCGCTGAGTTCTGCACCCTCCTGCGGCTGCCCCGACTCAATGAGGTTGTCATACCAGTCGTCGGCGGACTTCTCCTGCGGCTTCGCTTGCTGCAAGGTCATCTGCTCGAGGTCTTGGATACGCTGCTGCGCCCTCTCCAAGTCTCGCTCTCGCGAGCGGAACTTCTCGTTTACCTCTCTGAACCTGCCGTAGGGCACTGACTCGGGAACCTTGGGAACATCGGGATCCGGGTCATCACCTTTGGTCTCCACCTCTTCTTTAACGTCCTCGGCGTCGGGGGACGAACCATCCTCCTCTGGATTTGAGTCCGTGGAGTCGTCGGACTGCTGGGGCTCTTCGGCCTGGGCATCGACCGATGGCAACTCTTCACCAGAGGCCGTCGCCTCCATGCGAGACAGCATTTCATCGTATTGCTCACCGCTTAGGATCCCCATTTCAACCTCCGCTTAACGCCCGGCGGCTAGTGTGACCCCTCTACTGTCAGAGGGTAAGACTTGTTGACGTCTGACTCGTACCAGTCGTCCCAGTCATCTGTGTAGTTTCTGCCTGTCCTTGCCTCGAACTGCAAGCTCTCGCGTATATTCTCGGGCTTCTCGTTCATGCGGTCTTCGCGCACCATGGCCGCCTGGTGGGACCCATAAACCGCCAGCGCCGTGGCGATCACCATGTCGTCATGGTGCCCACTCTGAGCCTCTGGCTTGCCACGCCTGGAATAGACGAAGTGGTTACCCTCACACTGGAACCTACGATCGCGCCCGTCGAAGTGCCCATCATAGAGCAACTCGTAGAGCTTACTGAGCATCAGCGGCCTCGAGGAGCGGTCGGTCCAGAAGCCGTATTTTTTCGTCCAGGTGTTCTCCCCGTCCTTCTGGTCTAACTTGTGGTAAATATAGGGATAGTTCCTGAGCCGGAGTTCCTCGATGATGGTCAGCCCGTAGCTGTTGGCCTCGGGCACCACCAGCGCTCGCCACTTGTGAGCCTCGGCCAGCACGCGCTTTCCGAACGCACGCGGCATCACGCGCTCGTAGTACGTCGCCACCGTGCTCACCTTCTTCGGGTCGGTGACGTCGATGACGCAAAACGCCGAGAAGTCTCCCTTCTCCGCACCACTCGCGGTGTCCACACCCATCACATAGGTGCGATACTTTTCCGGCTTCGCGTGCTCGACGTACCCAGGCTCCGGGTCTCCACCGGGGAAGGTGCAGTGGAAGAACCGGCCCCCGGTCGAGACAAAGCTCTGCTCCGCGATGATGGGATACTCTTGGTGCAGGATGCGGAGCTTTGAGTTGCACTTGAGCCTGTAGGTGTCGACGAACCAGTTCGTCTGATCTTCGGTCAGCTCGAACTCCTCGACCATATCTTCGATCTCAGGGGGCACCGAGCGCGGAACCTTCTTCGACGCACAATCAGGGTCGTCGGTCCATGGATAGAAGACACGGTGGTACTCGAGCTCGTCGTCGTTCCACATCGAGTAGGCGAAGTTCATGCCATTCGCCGTGGTTTCCAAGATCACTTCCGGGTCTGAACCGAGTGACGTAAAGAGCGCCGCCATGGTGTCGTCGGGGTTCTCGTAGCGGCTGAACTCCGAGCAATGCAGCGCCACAGGCGTACCACCACGGGCGCCTTCGCTGTTCGCGGTGCCGATGATGATTCGCGAGTCGTGGATGAAGTGCAGCTTGTGGACCGTCTGGTGCTTCAGCGGTACGCGCATGAACTTCGGCAGGTTCTCGTAGAACCTATGGTAAATCGGCGCGATGTTCTCCAGCACCGCCTTCTCGGTGTGCGCGATGACAGCGACCTCAAAGCCCGGCCTGAACAATGCCTTCCAGAAGAACTTGGCGGCGACGAAGGTCGAGATGCCCACCTTCCGGCTCTTGAGCACATAGGTGAAGGGATGCGCGTCCATCACGTCTGCGAAGTCGGCCTGGATTGGGTTGGGCACCAGGGGCACGAGCTTCTTGCTCTTGTTGAGTATCTTCAGGTACTTCTGGCAGAAGTACGGGAAGTCCCAGGCGCAGCGGCGAAGCTCCGTGAGCTGCTTGTCGTTCACCCCTAGTGCATCGACTTGATGGTCTTATCAGACTCAGACGCGGCGCCCATGAGCTCGCGCCAACCCTCCCCGTTCATATCGCCGGCCTTGGCGCCCTTGAGCAGCTTGAGCTTCACGGCCAGCATCTCGAGCTTCAGCTCCTCGGCCCTGAGCGCGAGCAGGTCGCGCCTCTTGAGTACTTCGACATCGGCCTCGTGGCGCTCCTTGAGCCGGAACCGGCGGGCGAGCAGCCACTGCGCGGTCTTCACGTTGACCTTGGCGTCAGCGATGACGATGGCCTCGAGGTTAACCTGCGCCTTCCCCTCGGCGGCGATGACGCCCTTGAGGATGTCGTGACAGCGCCCCTTGACGATCTTGCCCTCTCGCAGGATTGCGAAGAAGTACCAGGGCTTAACGCCGACAGCCTTGGCCGAGGCGGTGCGCGTGTGTCCCACGCTGAGCATGGCCAGTATGGTCTCGACGTGCGGGGTGACGGACTTGAGACAAGTCACGATGGCCGGAGTCATGTCTTCGGAGTATGCCTCGGTCCAGGCCTTCGCCTCAGTGGAGGTCTTCGACATTGTTCTTGTACTTCCTCACCGTCATGCCGATGGCCTTGAGCGGCGTCTGTGGGTGGGTAACCAGGTTAAGTGCCGCCATGAACCGTGTGGTGTCCCTGGCAAGCAGGTCCATCTTATCAGAGACCCTCTCCCTCGTGGCGAGCCCCTTCTCCCAGGTGCGCGACAGGGTGTTCTGACGGATCTTGTGCAGATACGCCAGAAGCAGCGGCTTCGCGGCCTTCTCGCGCTTGCCGAGCCTGCGCTCTCCGAGCATCTTGAGCGCCTCTTGCGTGTCACGGAGCGCTGTCATCTGCAGGCCGACAGCGCGCTCGATCTCAGTCATGGAGGGGTCTTCGTCCACGCAGACGGACACGGCGCCCATGAGGGAGTCGACTAGCCAGAAGAATGGCGCCCCGGCTGCGCGGTCATACCTTAGATCTTGCATCCGGCCACTCGCTCGATCTCTTGCGTGATCAGGTGCAGGCCATGACGCTTCTGGCTCAGCGCGGCGCAGTATGCCAGGCACGCAACGAGCACGCGATCGGCATCGACCTGGCGCTTGCCGGAGAGTCGCTCGAGGAAGTACGCGGTGCGCTTCTCGACCTTCTCGCCAAGCCAGGACATGTCGGGTGCGGAGCTGCTCTTCTTGGGCGCAGGCTCGCTCTTCTTCTCAGTCTTGCTCTTGCTCTTGCTCTTGGTCGCCATCGTGTTCCTCCGTGGTCGGATTATAGGGTAAGACCCAGCGCTCGGGTCCGCAAGAACCCAGTAACAGGAAGAAGGTTGCGGCGTCCATGTCGACGCGCCATTCTCTTCGGTCGTCTCGCCAGAACACGAGCGCGTCTCTGCCGTCCGTATCGTGCTGGCTCTGGTCGATCGCCGCTTTTACGCGACAGTTCTTTCCGCGCTTCACCTCGATCCAAAACTGCGTATCCTCGACGTCTGCCTCGCGAGCTCCACGCGACTGACTGTCTCCGCGTCTGGCCTGGTAGCCTCGGTCGTTGAAGAGCCGCGCCACCTCTCGCTCTCCGCGCTGCCCCTTCTGCCTACTGCTTCTTCCACCCATCATGGCCCCTCGCCGCTGAAGCACCCGCAGCCGCCCCAGTCGAACAGCGGGATCTGTTCTGGCTCTGACTCGATGCGCTCCCTGAGCGCACGCATGGTGAGTGGCGTGACATCGCCACCCTCACGGTCGCGCAGGATGGAGACATCCTTGCCGAGATACTCCCTCATCTCCTGCTCCTTCTTCTCATGGTAGGCGTACCTTTCTGGCATCATCTTGAGCAGGTGCGCGAAGTGGGAGATGCCCGCCTTGATGCAGAAGCCGCCGCAGTTGTTGTGCGGGAACCCGAGCTTGTAGAGCCTTGGCTCCTCGATGCCAGCCTCTCTCATCATCCTCTTGACGTCGTGACGGAAGACGGGCGGACTCTCAATGAGCGGGGCGTGTACCGCATAGGGCTCCCAGTACCGCTTGGCGCGGTGGTAGCGGTGCTCCTCTTCGATGTCGATGCCGAGGTAGATCTGACACTCCTCTGGGCCGTATCGCGCCTCCAGCCAGTCACGAATGAACTTGCGCTTGAGCACGTAACTGCACGGGTCGGCTCTGGTGTTTCCGAGATACTTCCTGTCTCGGAATACCTGCCAGGGATCACGGCCATCTGCGATCCTGACAAGTTCCCCGCCAACGTCAGCAGCGGCCTCGTCGAGGAAGCGGTATAGGTCTTCATCCTCCATCATGGTGTCCGCAAAGAGCAGGATGAGGCCCTCGGTGCCGTGTTGGCTGGCCACTCGCCTGGCCGCTGCCCATGAGCCCGCACCGCCAGAGAACATGACGATGTGCTTCACTCCGTCCACTCCTTGAGGGTGCCACCACCCCTGCACAACGGGCACCTGCGTGACAGGTACAGCATCTGGTTCATGTCACCGCCGAGCGCCATCCAGAGCTTGTCTAGCGCCTTGACGCTCTTCTGCACACACGGCACGTAGTCGCCCTGTTCGAGCCTGCAGAGCGACGAGAGGCTGATGCCGGTCTTGTCGCGCAGTTCTCGGAGGCTATACCCGCGCTGACTGCGCAGTTGATAGACGTATGCGCCCAATGTGAGCGCACCTGCGCGGCGATCTCTATTTTTCAATGGCTGCACTGAACCCCACTCCTTCCCACCAAGACAGAACGTGCTCACCGAGGTGGCCGAACGCTTGTTCGGCTGTGTGCACCGAGGTGAAGACCGTAGGGCGCCCGTTATGCAGCCTTTTCCGCAGCATGTCGCACAATGTCTGCGCCGCGTGGGCGCTGAGGCGCTCTACGGCCAAGATCTTGCCATGCGGAGCCTTCCTGGTGAGCGGAAAGACGTCGTCGAAGACGAGGAGCTCGCATTGCATGGCTTTATCGAGCAGTTTCCACTGTTTAGCGCCGTCATCGAGGTAACACCGCTTGCACGCGGTTACAAAGTCCTCGTATTCCAGCCACATGAGGCTCTTAGAGCGCTCTCCCATGACCATCTTGATGACTGCACGGGCCGCAGCGGTGGATTTGCCGCTCTTTCGCGGCCCAGAGAGCCACACAGAGTCCTCTGGGTTGCCATTGAGCCACTCATAGAGCGCCTGGTCGGCCGATTCGCGGCCTGGGCGACGCTCGTAGTCGGCCGCAGCCTCCTTCAGGCGCCTCGGGACGTAGCAGAGTCGGCTCTCTCGGAGAGACTTCTCCGCCTTGGCCCTGCATGTGGCGCATTGGCTCGGTGGTTCGTACCAGCCACCCCGGTCTAGAGGCTCCGGTTGCACCCATTCGGAGCAATCCTCGGTGCAACACGGAGTCTGGTACGGCCGCCTACACGCTGAACAGGGGGAAGACGCTTCCACCGGGTGCCCACAAGCGCACTCATCACCTCCTAGCTCGAGACCATGAAGCGTCGACAAGGTTGCAGCAGGTGTACACAGGTGGGCCACCGATTTCGGCACTGGCCAGCGCGAGGCGCCAACCTCGATGGTATCACCGTCACCGGCTGCACGCTCAAAGATCTGTCGCATGTTCATTCTTGGTCCCCCTCGATTGTGACGGCCGGGTAGTCCAGCCATGTCTCCAGGGCCTTGACAACCTGATCGACGCATAGGTCTGACGCCCCTCTCAATAAATCGTCAGGCTCCTCAGGTGGCCGGTCTCTGTGGGCCTTAAAGACGACCAAGATGGTTCCAACGGGGTCTTCAGGCATGACCTCAATGCGGTGTCCCGCCAGCACGGCATCGAGCAGTCGCCCGGCCTCTTGGTACTCACTCATCGCTATCCTCCATCCGCTTCAGCTCCTCGAGCCCATAGATGCGGAGGGGAACGCTGAGCGAGCAGATAAACTCAAACAGCTCCACAAGCGCTTCTTCGCCGGTGCTAACTGTCTCGTTCCCGCCCCCGGTACACCACTCCCACGACCATTGCCGATGATCCCCGCTCACAGAACCCCAGCAGCCGCCGCCGCCAAGCACCGGGTGGTGGATATTGATCTCAAGATCGTACCAGTCGTCGGGGTCCACCGACTCGCGAAGGGTGTCTCGCGTCAGCGCCATCACACAGCCCATCGTGGCCGGGTCCGACATGTCTGGCACAAAGCCATCGTCCACAGGGGCGCTGTCGTCCACCCTCCGATGTGAGGAGCCGTCTGGATGGACGGCGAGCATACCCGCCATCCATCTCCACCGCTTCGCCGCCGCCGCCCTGCTACCAAGGGTATGATCATGCTTCATCTCTATCCTCCTCGAAAAGCTCTAACTGATGGTCTTCGATACCGAGCATCCTGCGATGCTCCTTCTGCTGCTCAACAGTGGGCTTACCCTTGGGCACCCACTCTATCTGTGTGCTATCACTGGGCTGAGGCAACCAGACAGCCCAACAGTGCGAAGAGGTGTCCGAGTGTCCGTCCGCCGTAAACGAAAGCCGCCCCTCGATCCAGAGCAAGACGTCGGGCTTGTAAGTGCTCCCTCTCCCACTCTCACCCCACCAGGTACTACGTGTGAGTACGGCGCCGAGGGTGTGCCAGTATCGGCAGTGCTCCTCGATCCTATGCACGAACCGAAGGAGTTCCTTGCCGTAGGGCGGATTTGCAATGACGTGACTGTCTGGTGGCCAGAGCACAGAGATACTGTCCTCAGTGCTCACCGAGCATACGCCCGGCAGCGACTCGAGACTCTCACGGAACCGCCTATCTATGTCGTAGGCGTGCCACTGAGCTCCCAGGGGGGCGAGCCACAATGGGAGCGCCCCCATGCCAGCTGCTGGGTCGACGACATCGCCGAGGCCCTTGACCCCACGCCGGTAGAACCAATAGAGCAGGGGCAAGACAGCCTCGGGGGGCGTCGGGTAGTATTGATTAACACCGCCGATCACGAGGAGGACTCCTGATGGCTTACAAGAAGAATGCGGCCAACAGACAGAAGGTCGCCAAAGATTGGATCGGCAAAGCCATCAAGAAGCCCGGCGCGCTGCACCGAGACCTCGGAGTCCCGCAAGGCGAGAAGATCCCGAAGAACAAGATCGACGCCGCTGCCAAGAAGCCAGGCAAGGTCGGGCAACGTGCCAGACTCGCCAAGACGCTCGGCAAGTTCAACAAGTAGCCAGGAGAGCAACCGATGAAGGACGCATACAAAAAAGACAACCCGCACGGCGGACCATCCATCGTCATCTCCCTCGGCATGGCGCCCCCAAAAGGCAAGAAGGGCGCCAAGAAGGGCGAAGAGGCCAAGGCCAGGCGCGGACTCGCCAAAAAGAAGCTCGCCAAGATGTACGACTCCTGGTCGCGCAAGACCGGAGTCGCAGGGCAATACCGCGACGAACTCGGAGCCTTCATCGAAGGCATGGAGGACTAACTCATGCCTAGCGCCATCACGCCGCCACAAGAGTGGTATCAAAAACAACTCGGCCCCGGCGGAAGACCACCCTCCGCACGTAAACCACTGTCGAAACAAGACTACGGCGTCTACGGCTCCCCATGGGGCAACGTGCCCAAAGGGCTCGAGAACCACCTGCGCTCGCTTACGGGGATCAACGCCGATGACCTCAGAGAGGTCGAGCAGCTCATGGTCGATGAAGGGCTCGACTGGTACGACGCCACAAGGAGGGTCGGCATACAAGGGACTCCGCAGTCCGATGCCATGAAACTCGTCGACCAAGGCGGCGGTAAATGGCTCTGGGAAGGCTGGGAAGATGACCCCGAGTACAGAGCCTACAAAGAAGGACTCGGCGCGCAACGTGCCGAGCTGGCCAGAGCCAAAGGCGACAAGCAGCCTGCCCTCATGCCCACTCTGCCTACCACTGGCACCTACTCCCAACTCGAACAGCTCTACGCTGCACATGATGCCGAACCCGTAACGAGACCAGGGCGTACCGAAGCCACAAGGCCAGGCGCTGAAGTGCTCGGGGATACACCCGGACTCATCGGACAGCAAGCCGCCGCACAAGCGCAGACGAGAGCCAAAACTGCGCTCGATAGGTACTACGAAGAACAAGGCGTCTGAACGGCTCAATCTCTATCCCCTTGATTAGCTCTCTACATTCCGTGTACCACAGTGCTGAAACAACTGTCTACTACTACTCCACATGTAGAGAGAGAGACCGGCCGATTGACTGTTTTGCACCACGATGCTACCCTTGCGTCGGCAACGCCGCCTTGGAAGCGAGCTTCCATCGGGTGGCTGCTAGCAAGGGAGAGCTTTTCGGGAGCTAAGTGCCCGTCTAGAAAGGCTTTTCTCTTTATCCCCTAAGGGCTCGAGCTCAAAACTTGCGAGCGATCTGAGGTGTGAGGTTGGCCCCCATGACGGGGGGCAGGGGGCGATGACCCCCCTCGAGCACGCGCGCGCACGGGGCCGCGCCTGAGCTCTTACGCGCTCGAGGCCTGGAAAGCGTCCGACGCAACGGGGGAGGGGGTACCCCGCAGAACGGCGCCCACCACGGAACGGCGCCCACGCACCGCGAACGGTTCGAACCGCCCCCCGCGAACCCTAGCCTACCGCTTCTAGCAACGAGCGAAGGGTGGATAGGCGGGTTAGTCCATCCCGACGTGCTCGCATCGGTGGGGTGTGTCGTGGTGGGTCCGTTGTGTGCCCCCCGCGCGCGTCGTCCACCGTCCGAACCATGAGCCTTCCCGCGAGGCGGTACGGTTCAATGGTGACGCCACCGTCGGTACGCAGCCGATCCAACGCCCGACGGACGGAACGCTTGTGCAAGCCACACAAGCGGCCGATCGCAGTGTACGTCACGAGTACCGGGATCGTGGTACTGCAGCCCTGATCACGCAACGTCGAGAGTACTATCGCAGCGCTCGACCCGTACCGTCGCACGTCGTCCGGTTTTACGTCCATGAACGCTAGACTGCTACGCTGATCACGGGACGTCAAGCTGTAGCACCGTCTCGCGTCTTCGAGACATGCTGCCAAACGCTGTACTGCTCGCCACTTCTCCAAGAATCACCCTCTCCGTGTGCCTATGATGTGCCTCGTGTGTTGACAGGGTATGCCAGCCTGTTAATGTGACCTCAGACCACGGCACAAACGGAGAGACCACATCATGAGGGCTGCAATCATCACAGTACGACCATGCGGCGAGTGTCAGACGCCACGTGTTGAGACCACGCGCGTCGACTACGTTTCGGACCCTTGGGGCGACGTTCAAGTCCTCGCCAACGACATGTACGTTGCAGACATCGACATGTCTTTCATTGACGAAGACGTGGTGTGCTACGTGGCAACTGTCCACGGTTCGGGCGGCGTCACAGGACCGACGGAGGACTTCCCGTTTTACAGCGAGTCCGACGAGGACCGCGCGGAGGCACTACTCGCTGCCAAGGTGTGGACCGAGCGAACCCTTGCGGGGGTGACGTCATGAGCGGCATTCGACACAACGTCTACCGCAACCTGAACAAGGCACGACAGGACCGCACGCGGTTCGTCTGGTCCATCGAACGGCATGGCAAGGGCGGGAAGGTTGAAGGTCACTCGACCGATGTGATTCTCGTCGACGTCACCTTCCACTGTACCGACAAGGCGATGACTGACTACCACGCGGCGAACGCAGTCCACCCGAAGGGTAAGGCACCACGCAAAGTCTTCGCGAAGATGCGTGGCACACTCTCCGACCGTCTCCCGATGCATCTGCGTGACTACCTCCCCACGGGGACGCGGGTCTCGCTGAACCCTCATGACCCGCTGCACAGTCTCGGCTTCTACGTCTGCGCAGACCCTACGCACGCCAAGATCACACGCGCCGATGCCGTCATCTTCACGGTCAACGGTGCGTACGCCATCAACCCCCGATAGACCACTAGCAGCGCAGGGATGCGCAGAGGATAGACCATGAAGACCACGATCACACGAGAAGCGATCCTGTTCATCGCCAGCGGCAAAACCACACTGAGCAAGACAGAGATAGCGCGGGAATGGGCGCGCGATCCGGTCTCGGCTGTGGTGTGGCAAGCCGCCATGCTGGCCAACGGCAAGCGCTCACTCCTGAGCGTCAATCAGGCCAAATTGGACAAGTCGGGCAAGACGATCGGCGTCTTGACCGTTGGCTTGACCATGTCACCCGCGGATGAGGCTACGCCCTTCATCGCTGGTCACAATGCCTGTCCCGGTAGCACTGCAGCTTGCCGAGCGGTCTGCGTGGGCAATGCCACGGGACAGGCTGCCATATCGGCTGCGATGCCGTTTGATGGCCATCGTCTGGCGCGCATCGGGCGCTCGGTCCTGCGTCACTTCTGTCGTGACCTTTTCGATGCTCGCGAGCGCTCCGAGCTGGCCGCTGCACGTCGGAAGGCTGACCGCCTAGGCTAC